AAGTGCCAAATTGGGTAATAGATGGTGGCGGCGCCGTTTCTTACACCACCTTGCGAACACGAACGTGTGGCAGCTTGGAATAGTTTAAGGAATGGCGTAATACCGGTGTGGTATGCGTCTCCGCTTCTAATAGGCGAACCCAAAGCCCGAATTCGTCCTGCTCCAATACCAATACCGGCTTTTTGGCTAACGTACTTAACGATTGAACTAGCAGTAGCGTTAATGCTGTCAAGACTATCGTCGCTCTCAATAAGAACACACGAGCTAAATTGCTTTTGTGGGGTACGTACACCGGCCATAACAGGGGTAGGCAAGCTAATATCAAAATTGCTAATACCATCGTAATAATCCTTAACCCACTTCATACGGGTTTCTTTTGGATACGCCATGAATAGCGTAGCGGCAATCAACATGTATGCCACTTGAGGTGTTTCAAAAATTTCGCCAGTTACACGATTTTGTACAAGGTACTTGCCGCGCCATTGTTCCATTGCAACATAAGCAAAGTTTTCATCACGCTCATGCTTGATGTACTCACCAAGTTCGTTAATTTCGTCTTCGGTATAATTTTCTAATAGTTCTTTAGTGTAGTACCCAATGTCAACGTTACGCTTTACAAGTTGCAACAAAGGCCAAGGCTTGTAATCGCCGTATACTTGCTTGTGGATATGATATGTTAGTAGGCGGCCAGCAACATATTGGTAATTAGGTGTATCCTCGCTAATTAAATCTGCCGCGCTCTTAATTAATGTTTCTTGGATGTCAGTTGTTTTGATACCGTTATAAAATTGAACATGACTGTTAATTTCTAACTCACTTGCACTTACCCCGGTAATACCTTCTGTGGCCCAAAACACAACCTTGTGTAATTTTTCTAGATTCAACGGCTCTTTGTGTCCGTCTCTTTTTGTTACTTGTATTTGACTCATTGATTCCTCTTAATAACTATTCAATTTTAGTTCGTTGGCTCCGTAACAATAACGAAGCTCTAGATGTTCTGCGATTTGTGTTTTATTTACTACCTCACCCTCAGTCATATTAAGTACATATTTCCCATCATCGATCCAAGCTAAATTATAGTAAACCTTGGATTCGGGGTCATAATATGAACGGAATTCTACTGTAGGCTCATGTGCAGTGAATTTAATAGTATATAACATTCCTATAGCAATAGCAATGTCACAATAAAAATTTTCTTCAATTAACGTCCACGGATCTGGCCATTCTCCGGGAGTATTGATGTCTAAATAATATGGCGTGAATGGACACCTGGTCCAGAACTCTGCTACGCTCTGAACTGCTTCATCTAATGATTTGGTGTTTAAATTTTTTCGAAATTCACGCCAACGAGCCAATCGCTCGTCAGCTGATAGTTTCCACATACTTACTTCTTAGATAGTTTTTACTTGATACGATAACGTTGTTGCACTAGTGGTAGTGTAATTAATATTTGCGTGAGTTAGATTTGATGTAATGTCAAAAGTAATATCAGTTGCGGCTGTTTCTGTGAAATTATCCTCGTACGATACTGTTGAGTTGTAGTGTGCTAGCATCAACGTTCCAACACGAGTTGTGGTGCCTTGGTTCAATGAATACGAAACTGTTGCATTGTTTGCCGCGATTGCAGTAATTGTACCAGAACTCGTTGCATTTAAATTAACAGTAGTACTAGTTGCACCAGCCGACAGAGTTGATACAGTGGATTCAAGGGCAAGAACATTTCCCTCAAGGACTACAACGTTGCCTTGCAACGTAGTAACGTTGGCCGAAAAACTTGTTTCAAAATCCAATATACTATACTGGGTTAAAATTTCAGTTCTACCAACACTTGGAGCTCCTTCGTCTGGAGTACCGTTACCGATATACAATTTACGTGTGTCTAAACTCCACCCAAGCTCAGCACTTGCTAAGTTTGGTAAGTCTGCTTCTAGACCGCGTCTGTGTTGTATGCGGCTAATCTGAATAACAGCCATGTTCTAAATCCTTAACTAATATAGCTATTTAGCTAGTTAGGTAATAGAGCTCTACCCTCTTAGTCCACTCGTTAGTCCAGTGATCAAACTCGTCACCTGAGACTTCAAATTCCAGGTATTCCGGCGTCGAAAGGGTGCCATCTGGCATGGTTTTAGGCTGCACAGCCATCAAAATTACACCGTCACGTATATTGGTACCATAAGTGTGATTATGTGCTTGTGCATAGGCTGCTAATTGAAGAAAATAATCCTCAATGTATTCACGCTTTTTAACTTTGTTGCTTTGTTTAAAGTCAAGAATAGCAGGTCTGCCCTTCCATACTGCTAAACAGTCGGTGGTCCCTGCGTACAGGCCACTGTAGTACAGTGGAACTTCGCATCCCCAAAACTCGTCTACATTAGTTAGACCTTTAAGGATAACTTCCGCTGCCATAAACCAGCTTGCATGTCCAAACGGATTAGCAGGTAATGGCTTTAGTTCATCACTAAGGATGTATTGCTCTAAGTAGGCGTGCATTCGTGTGCCACGATTCGCTGCCTCAGTAACAATCGCTTGGGCTTGCTGCTCACCTACTCTCTTTTTCCAATTAGCGAGAGCTTGTTTACTTTCTTCGCTTTTTGTTTTATCCAGGATAGTAGTAACGCTGGGTACTTTAGAACCATCAGGCAAACTATAATGTCGTTTTCCTTCGATAGTTGTTCTGCTTAGGGGTGCATAGTTATAGGGTGATACAATCATACTAACATTATACTTAAAACGTCCAGTGATTGCTACCTTTATCAATGTCAGATGACAAAATTATGTCCGTTTTGGCTGTGTCAAACAGCTCGAATATTGAATTGTAATATGGTTGATTACTTGCGATATATTTCTTTTTCTTTTCGCAGCCAGTTTGAAGTTTTTCTTTACTAACCGGTGCATTGCCGTCAATGGCTCTAATAGATATAGCAACACGGTGAGTACTGTTATCTTGTGTTTTATGAATAACGTCGCCCCTAATTAGCAGTAAGTCTCCAGCGTTTAGTGGTGGAGTCACAGAAATAGTATCAATGTTAACTGGAATATTAAAATCCTTCCCAGTTTCTTCATCAATTACATGGGTATAAGTTGAATGTGGGACAAATCGAGTTGCGCCATAGTTAACTATACGCTCACTTTGCGGATTAACAAGATACTCGCAAACTTTATCCATTGGCACTAAGCTCATTCCCGACAATTCAGGATCAGGTTTTATAACAGGTATGTAAAAATTTAAATGATTTTTACTTTGTTGATATACATAATAACTTTCGTGGTCTTGGTGCCAGTCAAAAAATAAATTCTTAGTATCGGTGTAATTAACAGTGGGTGTAATATGATCTATTGTTAGGCAAGTTTCGGCAGTTACTTGGTCCATTAACGCTTTAACTTTTTTACCTAATATTTTTTTAGCAATTTCGGAATGAACTAGTGCATAGTTTTTGTTGTCAACAATTTTGCTATGCTTGTACTCACTTACAAGCAATTTGATTTCCGTTGCGGAAAGAAAATTGGGTATGTAAACATACCCAATTGTTTCTAGATCTTTTAAGTCCATCTTAACTTCTATTTGATACAGCTTTGTCTGCCATTTTAGAAACGATTTTTTCAGGCTCGCCAGCACTTGGGCCACCTAAGCCTTCATCACCGGGACCTGTTGGGCCATCGTCAATACGTTTTAGGTATACGTATTTACTTCCAGTTTTCTCATCGTCTTTAATATTTGCGATAAAGTTTTTAACCTGTTCGTTGGTTTTAAAAGCATCTTCAAGGCTTTTAGCAGTAAACGGAACTGCTTCGTCACTTTGGTGCATGTTAATCATATTGACTAAACTGTCAACACGAATTCTCGGTACCAAATGCTTACCTGCACTTTGAGATTGCAAGTATGATAATGTTGTTAGCAGATCAGCGTCTCCACGCTCATCTGCTTCATCTTCGATGATGTCATCAAATTCGTTAGTGAATTCAAATAAACGCATTATCTACGCTCACGCCCTAATTCTTCTTCACCGCCTGCTGCTGCATCAGTTGCGCCGAATGAGTCGCCGCCCATTTCGCCACCAAGTTCTTCACCAGGCATACCACCTAGTTCTTCACCAGGCATACCGCCACCTAGGTCAGGTGCGCCCATGTCGCCCATACCGCCCATGCCCATATCTTCACCAGCGCCTTCGCCAGCTAGTTGACGAGCTGCTGTGTCAGCAGTTTCACGACCTTGTTGTAGAGTTTGTGACAATTGCTGTAACAATGGAGAAATAGCGCCTTTAAATGCTTCGGCTTTTTCCATAGAGATTTGATCACGGATTGTGTCTAGTAATGCTGGCAATTGCTCGTTTTGCATTTTAGAGATTTTCTCTAACATGTCTTGAACATCGTCAACAATACTCTTAGCGGCAAGAATAGCTTCAGACTTGGCCATTTCGCTTTCTTGTACAAGAACTTGTTTGTTCTCTAACATCCAGCGGTCCAGGCTTTCGCGAACCATTAATAGTTCCATGTATTGAGGGTTTTTCTCAGCTACATGTACGCCATGTGTAGATTTAATTTTGCCAATGCTTTCGTTTAATCCAGTGGCTAGTGAGTAAGCCTTGCGGAATGTCATGTTATCAAAGTCAATTTTAAAACCGAAACGGCTTTCAACGACTTTATTCATTTGCTTTGCAGTTGGCTTAGAGCCGAATTCTTTTAGTTTCATAGTGGTTTTCCAATTTCCCAAACTTTTAAGTATTTATTCATTCTTAACGTTTTTTCTAAATCATTTCTAGCTTCTTCAAGTACTGTTTTGGTATCATAGTATCTGCTAGCAATTACATCTATGTGCATATAGTCCTTGCGGGCTGCTGCTTTGCGCATACTGTAATCGTAATGCTGAAAATCTGTTTCTAATTTACTTAGCTTTTTATCTTTCGCCAGGATTTCATCTGCTGATTTGAACCTGTGCGTTTGTTGCAAGATGCTGTATATTACTGCTGATTTTTTGTTAGTAAAGGTTTCCATTACCTCAAAAAAATCATTACATAATTCCCATTGTTTGTTACGGGGTCTTACTCTGTGACGACCAACTTGTAGACTGTTACCAACAGGAATTAACGGAATAGTGTCTGCATGAATTAGCCTACGTATTTCATTTTTAGTCCATTGTTTTAAATATTGACTAACTATGTCGGCCGCAGTTTCTAGTGTTGCTAGTTGAGTCAAATGCTCAACTTTGGTGCGATTGACCTGCTTTGAAGTATGTGATTTTGCCATTGTTGTTTTTTCGAATTAACAAGTCTTTATTGACTAGTTGATTGGCTATAATAATCTCTCTTTCATCTAGAGATTGTTTTAATATTGATGATTGTTCTTTGAACTTACTTAGTACGTCAGATTCTTCATTTGTGATTGCAACATGTAAATTGCTATTAATAAGTTCAACGATTTTCATTTGATATGTATAATGAGCGTAATTAAGGCCCCAATAAGGGCGCCACCAATTGTAGTCCCGATTGTAAGCATCATTTTATACGGGCCAGTCACTTCTTCGGAGCTCTTAGACTCTGTGGGTCTAGCTGATCTAGAAATCGTATCTTTGATTTCTATTAGATAGCCCTCGACTTTGTCCATACGGCTTTCTAAGTTTTGTAATTGTGTTTCCAAATTAGAGTACCTTACTGCGCAGATCTCAACGTGCGCCTCAAGACTCTTTTTTTCAATATCTACTGAAGCCATAGCTTCCTACCCCTTATTGTTATAATAGTTGCGATGCGACGGCATCAGTAAGTGTATTTAGTTCGTGCATTAATTAACAGACACAACTCCCGGAGCGAAGGATATATTTTTCAATGCTCCATCAGAATAAAATATAGGTAACATAAATCTCGCTGTTTCATTGAGACCACATACAACTGGCACTTGATTAAAGTCGTCTTTGAGGTAACCCAATGGGTCAGTATCTTTAGCAAAGACACCTTGGTGTTCTACTGCAAAACTCGCTACCCACACTTTTTGATCTTTGCCGTGGTGCATTTCTCCAAACATCCGTTCAACCAAGTCCTGGTCAATTATATCCGACACTGGGGCATACACCACAGTTGGTTGGGCACGAAGTCCGATAACCTGTAGCACAGATTCCCAGTTACGTTGCTGGTTTCTATCAAATTCTCGGTCAGGCGAATTTCTAGTAACGCCAGTCCTAGTAATATCAACTAGTGTGCATATTGTAAAGTACTCGAGATTATTGTTCATACACATACTTATAGTCATAAAAAAAGCACTCATAAAGAGTGCTTTCTTTTTAGTTAAAAAACTAATTAAGCGAAAGTTGTACCGCTTAGACCGTTGTAGATAGTCCAAGTTGTAGAACCGCTTGTAGCTGCGTCAGCATCAGTAGCCAAAGCAGTAGCGATTGCTGTACCAGCTGATTGATCAGCTGTGCTATCACCAACTTTAGTTGGAAGACCTTCAACAACGAAAATAACGTTGTCAGAAGCTGGAGTACCAACTACTGTAACTGTACAGAACTTAGAAAGTACGCGAGTTACTTTCTCTAGATTGCTGTCAGCTGCTGTGTAGCTTGTGTGGATACCAGTTAAGTTGCACTTAACAAACTTGATATCACGTCCGATAAATTCACCAGCAGTTGTACCGCCGTTAACTCTTGTAAATGTTGCCATTTTATTTTTCCTTTAATGTTTACGCTTTCGCGTTGTAAATATTTATCAAATTGATAAAATAACCGCGTTATTTGTTGAAATGTGCGGCGCCAAATACACCCCTGTTGACTAGCTTAACTAATCCGTCGGGAGTGTTTACAACAAAGCCTTCACCAGCTTTTTGTCCACCAGTCCACTGCTCAAATCCTTGAACTTGTTTTTCAAGTTGATCTGCTAAGTTTACTTTAAGTTGATATACGGCATTCCATACTGCTCGCAGGGCTTCGTAGCCTTGTGCATTGTTATACAGATACCCGTCATTATTATCGCCCAACAACTTTCTTGCCTGGACACCACTAACATTAGTAGCAATCCATGTTGTTAGGTCGTCATTTGTTTGACCTGTTATCTTTTTATTAAAGTATGTTTTAATTGCAGCCTGTGCAGTTTTGTCCATTCCCATTAGGAATTGCTCTGCTGCCGGAATTAGATTCTTAGCTTTTTCAGCAGCATTGACTAATTGCATAGGTTCGTTAAGACTAAACTTTAACCCCGCAGTAGGACTAATAATGGTAACGTTGCTGTTATTTGCAAGTCCTGTTTGACCGTCCCAAGGAGCACCATTGTATTGGTGTACAACAATACCGCCAACTCTGCCAGCAATAAGTTTACCTATAGAACTATTCACAGGAACGTGATATTCAACTGTAGTGGGTTTGAATACAAATACTCCATTTTGTGGCTGTAATTGTCCGGTCCACATTAAGTCACCTTTAAACACGCCTTGCTCAGTAACTGATTGTTTTAACCCAGCCCAAATGTCGCCCAACTTAGGATACAAATCTGTACGTGCTGTTTTACTTTTCTTAATTTCGGTGTCGTACTTTTCCCAGTCAGCAGGACTATGTGCATAGAACCCTGCAGGCATGTACTTGTCGTTAATAAAGAAATGCCCGTTAGGGTCATACCCAAACACTAACGCAATGCCACCGTCCCACTTGATACTAACACCACCCGGGTTTGCAATTACATCTTTTAATGCATCAATGTAACGCTTGGCTTCAGGACCACCATCAAAGATAGCATCTTCGGGGTGAGGAATACGTGGACTTGCGGCTGCTTCAAATAAGGTACTAATGAACTCAAGCATTAAAGTAACCTCTAACTGTTGCTAACCCTTGCAGGATTTTTTCACGGTCTGCATTAGCGCGGGCAATAGCGTCAGGAGTTTGTGCCTTGTCACGCTTCTTACCAGCTATGTCAATCATTGCTTTTTCTTCGTAACGCTTCCAGAACTTAGTAATAAAGTCATTGGCGTTTGTAAAGTTTGCTAGGTCGCCTTGACCAAACATATTATTCTTTTCAAAACTACGTGCTAGGCCTTTAATGCCCAACACTAACCTGCTTATTTTAACTTCAGCAGGGTTATTACCTGCGTTTGCGTTTAATAACGGATCAACGTAAGTTTGAGAGTTTACCGGACGCTTTGTAATTTGTTCGTACTCGTATTTAAAAATATCCGATACATAGGTCTCAGGATTCACAGATAATGTTTGAATCTCAACACCCTTTTGTTTACTAAATGGGACATGTTGACCATTTTGTGTTTTTAACTGTACTCCGGCATGTTGAATACTCATGTCCAACAGTTCGCCTAATACGCTGTACATGTTACCAGTTAGCAGTCCTTTAACATTATGTTCAGGTGTTACTCGTGCTGCACCCCATTGCGCTAAACGCTCTGGATGCCACATAAAGTCAACTTGTACAAACTGATCGTGACCAACTTGGACAATAGGATGCCCGGGCTTGCTTTCTTCAGGGTGTACATAAGCAGGTTTCATTTCTTTAATAAACTCATCTGCTAGTTTATTATACAGTGTTGTAAACTGCCCGTAGGAAATGCTATCGTCGTTGGGTGCAATCATTTGCAAGTCCACATCGCCGTAGACTTTATCTTCCGGGTCACGATCGTGATATGCACTAGACCCAGTAGGTCGGCCCATTTGTACAGGAGGACGATTACGTGCTTCTAGCCAACGGTTAAAATCACCCACAAAACGTTGCACTTGTCCTAGCGCGGCCTTAACTACATTAGGGGAGATCACTGTGCCTTGTGTAACAGTCGAATCCCAGCCGCCTTCTTTAACCGGTCCACGGCAGTCAGGTACCATCTTGTTACCCTTTTTCTTCATGCCGTACTGCTTGTAGTTTTTCCAGCAGGCTTCGGTGATTACTTCATTGATCTTCATAGTAAACTGCTATACTTTCTAAACCAGTTTGCCGAACCCTCTTGTACAGGCTCAGGCATAGTAATAATACCCTTAGCAGCATCTTGCCTAGCTTGTGCTAGTTTACTGTCTTTATCTGGGTCATTCTTTAGTGCTGCTACCATAGAAGCAACGCTGTTTAAGTCATCTGCTTTACCAGCATTACCTAACAGTATCTTAGCAACTTCATCTCTAGTGCGTCCAACTACAGTATTGTCATCGCGGCGCATTAACTTAGCACCAAACGCATCAAACTTTAATCCTAAATGTTTAGCAATGCTGTTCATCAAAATAAAATTATGACTTGCTTTAAAATTAGGTTGATCATACATACCGCGTGGGCCGTGTTGGTGCCACGGGGCAACAACATCTGCATCGGCAATAACCATTAAGTCAACTTGTACTGTACGCTGACCTTCTGGTGTAGCATACGGAACTTCAATATGCACATTGCGGCCACTGATTTTAGTTCTATAGCCTTTGGCTTGCATAAATGTTTCTAATGCTAGTTTAGCTGCTTTGTCGTCAGCTACTTGAAACTTTTGCATTAAGGCGCCAGCATCAATAAACAAGTCCATGTCTCCACTGGCTACTTTATACCCAGCAGAACCGATGTCCGGAATTGCCTTAATACCGCTAGGTAAATCACGTTGCACATGCTTTACAACGCCTTGTACAAATTCCTTGGCAATATCTCCGTCACCAAAGATATTACCACCTTCATAAACGTGCATCATAGTTTAACTTTTGCCTTACGTACTAGCATTGCGGAGAAGTCTGTACCGGCCATTTCTGGTTGTTTTGCAGGTGCTGTGGCAGGTTTCTGTGTCGGAACTACTTTAGCACCAGTTGTAGGTTGTATTCCGCCAACTTGTGGGATACCAGTTGGAGCATTCATAGTTGTTGCGCCATATGATCCAGCGGGCTGTTGTTTAAAGTTCTGTGTTGCTGGCGCACTAGCAGATGGTGTGGCTGTAACACCGGTGTTAATTCCATTCTGCTTAACTGTGCCCAATTGTTTAGCCATACGTGCTTGCACATCATTTGCTATTCTAGCAGATGCTGGCGCTGCAACTTGTTGCTGAACTTGTGCAATAATCTTTGCATCAGCGGGTTTGTTTGGATCTAATTTTTGACCACCGATTGTCATTGGTTCTTGTGCAACAGGCGCGGCGGCTGGGGTTGTAGCTGCTTGAGTTGTGGCTGCTTGGTTAGCAAGCATAGCAGATGTTGCTGAATCAACTGGCTGGTTAGTTGCCATGTCAATCCACTTGTCCCCAACTTGTTTATACTTGTGTTCTTTACCTTGTTGGTCTTTAACAGTTTGCATACTAGCATCATCTCTGTGTGCCAGGCTCGAACCCGAGGTCCCCATTCCAACCCCTTTGTTTACGGCCGCCGATAGTGCATCCATACCAGCTGCAAATTTGTTGCTATCTTGTGGTTGTGTTGCGCCGCTAGCTGCCTGCTGGTCAGTGCTGCCAGTTTCTTGCTGGGCCATACGCATTTGACCTTCTAGTTCTGACAATTCTTTTTGTTTTTGCGCAATTTGTTTTTGTAATGCAGCTATTTTAACATTGCTTTGTGCTGCACCCGTAGTGGCACTACCTTGAGCTTGATCAGCTGCCTGTGTAGGTTGTGTTGCGTTTTGTTGTGCATCTTTATCCGGACCGCCAATTGCTTGCACACCTGCATTGTATCCGCCCTTAACTGCACGGCCAACACCTTGTGGTACGCTTGCTACTGCACCGACTGCACCAGCTGCGCCACCAATAGCATCAGCTGCACGTTGTCCTGCAAACTTAGCGGCGTTACCTAGGTCCGATTGGGCTGTTGCAATACCTTGCCCAACGTTCTGCACACCTTTTTTTACGTCACCATATGTGTTTGCAACTGTGTTTGCAGCGGCGCCAGCTGCACCTTTAACCGCATTGTATGCTGCACCAACTGGGCGAGCAATAGTTTGTTTTGCTAGTTCTGCACCAGCACCACCGATTGCATTAGCTGCACCAGCTACTGCGTCACCTGTTTGTGCTACGTTCTTTTGGAATTTTTGTGCGCCTTTAGCAATTTTTCCTGCGCCTTTTTGAATGTCTTTGAAAGACAATTCGTCTATTTGTTGGCTTTCGTTTATTGCAATAATTTGGTCTATTTTCATTCTTGGTCTCTGCGTGATTCACGGAGACTTCGAATTTTGCGACTAAACTTAGCTGGTTCCTGACTACGGATGCTGTTTAAAAGACGGCGTTCGAGCTCGTCGGCCGTTTCAGCATCGTAATGTTCTTTAATGTAATTAATTAGATTAATTGCACCTGCAATTACATTGCTAGCACGACTCTCAATGAGACTTTCTTGATCTCGTTGTGCGCCTATGCTAGCAAGCTCATCTAATATACTACGTGTATGTTTACGCAAAATCCTGCTCCGATTTAGTTATATTTATGTATTTTAATTTAGATCGGATAACTCAATCAGATTTCTTTAGCCCAGCTAACATTTGCTTTAACTTAGTGCTTTGAACCTCACCAGTTACTTTTGCTGGTTGTTCCCACGCAGGAGTACCCGTAGCTCTCTTAAATGATGATGTAGATTCGTCATCGCTGTCTTGTGTTGGCGCTGGTTTATTACGAATTTGGCTCATAATGCTGCTGACTTTAGGTGGACCGCCTGCGCTGTCGGCGTCAATGCCAGGGTCAGTAATACGCATAGTTTCAATGTCGTAATCTAAATCAATCTTTTGTCCAACGCCTGTTGAACTACGAGATTTCATACACTGAATTTGATACTTGCCTTTTTCCTTTAAGTGTCTGCTTGTAAAAATACCAAACACGTTATCCGCTGTGTTAATCTTAGAAATACCACCAGAAATATGACTGTGGTCAAACTCTGGCTCATCAACAGCACTACGGTTTAACTGCGAAGCTGTAACCATAAGCATACCTAGCTCTTTGGCTAAGTTACGCAATTCTTCAGAAACATACTTGTCTTTAACAAACAAATCGTTTGGGCTAACTTTTGCGCTTACTGGCATTAGCAAATCCAAATAGTCAATCATCACAAAGTCAATTTTGCGATTAGTTTGAATTTGAAATTCTTTTAAGTAAGCTCGCACATCGTTAATATTGCTTTGTGCAGGCAATGCTTTAACTTGGTATGTACCCGACTTCTTACCAACCATACTAACTTTTAAACTAGTATTGTCAATATCTTTGCGAATGTCCTTTGTACTAGTGCTAGTCAACATAGCATCAGTACGCAAACTACAAAGTTCTTCCGAAAGTTCTAGCGACACATATACACCGTTAAGACCTTGTGCAAGCCAGTTTAGCGCAATGTTCATCATAACAAGAGACTTACCTGAACCCGAACCACCTGCAAAGATGTTTAGCTCTCCGCGACTAAAGCCACCATACAACAGTCTGTCCATCTGCGGCCAACCTGTACTTACTTGACCGCCGTTGTTAAAATATTTGTTAATACGCTCAGCCGGGTTCGCAAAGTAGTCAGTACCTAAGTCTTTCTGTAAACTAATTTGAACTGCGTCCTTAATTAGTTTCTCAACAGGGTCAAAGTCACCCTTTTCCAATAAGTCAGCTGACTTTAAAATAGCACGTTCTAGTTCTTGTCTGCGAGTAAAAGACTCAAACTCATTCATAAACCACTCGTTGTGGCTTTCATTAAGTTCGGGCACTGGGCGCAAGTCGACGCCAGTGACCGCTTTAACCTGCTCTGCTGTAGGTAATGTTTTATATTCGGTTGAGTGGGATTTTAAAAATTCGGCTGCGGCACGGATACTGCGGTCAAAGTTCTCAGGGTTATAGATGTTAGATATACGCACAAAGGATTGTGCGTCTTGTAACATCATTTCTAAAAATAATTTTTGTAAATCTGTTGAATATTCTTTTGTAGCCATTATTAACTATGTATGCGTTTCTTGTGTAACTCGATTTTTAACCGACTCGATTGTTTACCTGCTAGTATTGCTTTTAATGTAAACAACTTTCCATATTTCTCTACTGCGGCGCTTACGTCCTTTACAGATTCATTCCAGATGGGAAAGCTAACTGACCAACCGAATTCAATAGCCTGCTCCACAAGCTTCGAACCGGCCCATACACTTTTCCCTTTGACCAACTTATAGTCAAAGTCTGGAACAACAATGACTTCCCGTCCAAGACTGTCGATAATATCTGCCTGCACCTCTCCGCATTCATTACTAAGGACAGCAACACCATCAACTGCCATCGCGTCGAACGGTCCTTCAACGACAATGACAAACTTCTTCTCAGGAGTCTGCTGGTCCATGTTGAATACATAGTTTGGCTCGTAGTCTGCGTAGTATTTTGGTTTAATGCCATCTTCAAATGTCCTTGATGTGGAGCCTATTAACTGACCTTTCCAATAACAAGGAATAATAACACGCTTGTGCATGTTATGTTCGTCATCTTCTGTGGTGTAGAACTCATACCTACCTAGTAAATTGCCCCCGCGACGGTCTACGTATTCAACTGCCCGTTGTAGTGACTCTGGAGTAACATAGGAATCATCTGTTAAGGCCAGGAACGTGCGCCATTCACTAAGACTTTTTGCCCCGGTGGGAAGGGGGCGGGCTTTGAACGAAACTTCTTCGGCTTGTTCTTTTTCTTCTTCTGGGCCTACTAGTTCCTTAACCCGAATAGCATCAATTACCAAACGCTTGATGGAGTTTTCGTCTGCCCCAAACCAACTCA